ATTTCGCGTGATCGCTTGATCGTCAAATGATCGGCGAAGTAGATCCAATCCTGTCGCTTCATCTACTTGCCCTATCTGACGGTTGCGCGTCAACTTCAAAATCTCTGCGGCACCGAGATCACCCAAGCCCTCTTGTCGAGCAATCTCTTGCGCTTCCGCCATGTCAATCATACGAGGATCAACGTATGACTCTGTATCGCGTCGCAACTGCCCTTCCGGTCGGTTGCCGGACATTTGCAACACTTCCGCGTCGGTGGGGTTGTATCCCAGGCTGCGATACATTTCTCTAGATTCATCGGGCGTAACCGCCTGCTGATCCAGACGTTCATCTAGTATTTTCTTGAGCGTTTCTTCATCGCCCTGTCCGATCAGTTGCTCTCGGTCCTGATCGGTTAACGTGTAGTTCTGACCTTCTGCAATCTCTATCAATTCATCAAGATCTAATGAATTGCGGTCCGCATAGCTGGCAAGCTTGGTTGCGTCGTAGTCCGCGAACGCTTGACCTGCAAACTGTTGCGCATCCTCCGGAGAGATTTCAAACCCGTAGTCGCGCTCAAAGATGTTCTGTACGTCTGTCGTGCTAAGCCGCCGCTCGCGATTGGCGTCGTAGTTGATTACATTGCCATCCGCATCCGAGAACCGCAGTTCGTTTTGTGGCAATCCTACAGCTTGTGTAAATACTTCTTTGCCGTCGGAGAAGAACTGGCCGTCCTTTAAGGTCATGCCGTTGGACAGCACAAACCCGCCATCATCGGTTTGATCAACAACCGACACCGCGCCCGAATTAATAGCGTCAATTGTGGCGTCCCGAGTCGCCAACTCTGCCGCTGTTTTGGTATACGTCTCCGCCGCTTGCGTCGCGGTCTTCTCATTTTCTAAGAACGTGTTGTACTTGTTATCAAACTCGTTTGCAGCGTTCTTAAGTTTCTGCGCTGTGTTGTCACCAGACGGCTGTTGAATATCATTCAGAATTGTTGTTGCTTGCGCATTTTTCTCTGAAACAATATTGCTTTGTTCTGTCAGGCGGTTGACAACATCTTTCGTTGATTGTGCGTTGACTAGCCCATCATAGTTTGCAGCGGCTTCTTGTACGGCAGCGCCTGCTGCGTTAGCCTTCGCGGCAGCTGCATTTGCGGATTGCAGAAACGATTCTCTTGATGGCGCGTCAAAACGATACTCAACGTACGCATAACCGTCTTCGTTACGAAGCGACCCGTCTGGAATACGCGCCCAATATTGCCCGCCTTCTGGATCCTGAACCCACCCCCTCTTCCCGCCAACCAATCGCCCATAACCCTCTTCGGTAGCTTCATACCCCATTTGGGCCATTTTGGCGTCATAGTTCTCATACGCCCATTTGTTGTCGTTATATTGTGCAAGCTCCGAGTTATATGTCGCTAAGTTGTTTTTGTATTGTGATTCGTATGACGACAACCGAGACTGAAGTGGCGTATATTCCTGATCATAAATCGTTTGATATCTTTCATTAGCTGTTTTGATTTCCCCAGATAATGTATTGACCTTTTCTGCTTGTTCGTTGTATTTCTCTTGCTCTGCCGTGTACGCGTCATAGGCATCCTGCGCCGCCGATCCCGAATCTTGAAACGTTTTGTATGTTTGTTTGACGTTATTTAGAAGCTCGGATCCCGCGAGTTTAAAGCCAGCGTACCCAATATAGTTGCCGATCGCCTCTGCCGGGTCGCCTTTGCCTAGCGCCAAGCTTTTAATAGCAGTATCCGCCGCGCCTTTCATCAAGGTCAGCGCCTGCGGGCTCACTCCCCAGTTTTGGTCTTTGTTTAGATCATCAAAGTAGCTATCTGTCGTCGAATGAATAAGGCCCGCGGTGAACCCAGAAGTGATGCCTTCGCCAACATCCTTCCCCGAAAGCGCTGCCCTGAGCCCGCCAACAAACGCCGTGTTAAGCGAAGCGCTCGCCCCTCGAGCAATGGACACTGCCGTGTCAACCGGGATGTTGAAGTCATTAATCAATGAATCCGTGAAGTCCCCAACCGGCGAATCCACGATGGCGCTACGAATGTCCGACCCAATTTGCGTGTTTTGAAAGAAGTTGGTCGTAGCGTATGAGATCGCCGCCGACTTGGCGATGTCTTCAAACTTTCCTCCTCGCATTCCCGTAACCACGGCAGCGGTCACATACGGAGGAATCCCAATCATCGACCCGCCAACTTGAAGTATGGTTGGCAGCGGATCGTCTAAGACTTTCGTAACGGTATTGGATATTGTGTTGACTGCTCGCGATATACCGTCCATAACGCCGCTGAGCACATTGCCAACCTTGCCAACGACGTTAGTTAAAACATTGACAGGGTTAAGATCGACGCCTGTATGTTTTTCTACAAAGCCCATTACTCACCCTTCCCGGTTGAGATGGCTAATAGCTGCTGCTCTGCGTCATACGACATTTTGATTTCTTTGTTGCCGCTGCGCTTAATAGCAGATTTGACTGCTGAATAGGCGGCCTGGCTAACATGCGCCAACAAACAAATAAAGCCCATCCTCGCCGCGGCTTTGTTGAGTTCCAGCATGTTGTGAATATAGTTAGAAGCGATATCGGCGTTATACCCTCTAACAAACCCAATGCCCTCTGGCAGGGCGGCAATCGTAAACAATGTGTTGCCAGACCGCACACGGATTAGGCGCGGGTCGCTATACTCTTTGATCATCGTTGCGTATCGCAGCCGCTCCGGGGTTACCCCAGCTTTGGCAGCGGCTTGCTTAAACGCTTTTAACGATTCTTTGTCTTCATGCGCAGCTACCGCAAAGATGTCTTGCGGCGATAGCATCGTTTTCTTGGAATCAACGGGCCATACTTTCATGGCGCAGCCTGCAAGAAGACTTGGTCATTGTGATTGTCCGGGTGGAAATCGTTGCGGAAGATTTCCGTGTACGGAATCCACGATTTAAACACAAGCTCCATACCTAGACCAAGCAGCGACTTCATGGAGGAAAGCTTCCATAACACGCCATCTTTCTTGCACTGTTCTACGGTGTACCGCATGACCGACCGAAGAACGTAAAACATGTTCAGCGCGGCGACACGCTTTAGCTGGCTACGAGGATACCCAAGATGCAACCACAGGTCCATCGCCAAGCTCTTGTGCTCCAGCTCTTCGCGACAGTGCCATTTGAACAGGTTCAGTTCTTTGCTGGACTGCCCTTCGTACCTCCGAAGGAAGGTTCTCGCCCCGCACGCTGCCATATGCTCGATGGATACCATCGTTGCCAGCCACATCTGATGGTTTGGCCGGCGCATTACGAGCCGCGCCTTCTTGAGCTCTTTGGCCTCCATCTCGGCAAGCCCGTGGGTCTTGTTATGCGCCTGATGCGCTCGAGCATGAGCCAGTTCTTGTTTGCAAAAGGTATCTATACGTTGGCGTAGATCTTGATCTTTGATAGCGCCTTTGTGGTGCTCCGCCACACATACGAACGCACGCTCCCAGGCGGGAAACAAAATGCTCCACCCGTCATAAAAATGTGTGCGCACAGGATCGTTTTGGCACCAATACTGGCCTGGGATAGGCATGTTGTACCCTGAATGGCTACTGTGTCAGATCGTAGAAGGATATAGATCCAACGCCAGACCCTTTTGTAGCGCCTGACACGGTTCTAACAGCAAGTGTGTAGACATCACTAGCCCCTGCAAGCGAGGCCCCAATCTGCAAGTCCCAGTTGTACCCCGTCGGGGCGCTAGTGTTGCTGATTCCTGCGCTGCCTGAAGACGTAATGTAATCTGTTTGAACTATCGTGCCAACGTCTGTGATAGCCGTGGCTGCTACGTCATACTCAACATTGGCATCTGAAGGGACTGTCGCCGCCCACGTAGCGCCTGTCAGCGTTGGGTTTTTCAACAGAGCGATTTCGTAGTTCTGGTTAGTCAGAGGTAAAAACTGAATCCTGTTAGGTAGCACAACCGCTCCTAACGCCGTTGATGCAAGACGAATAGAAACGATTGGGAAGAACGTAGCAGTAGTGTCAATGTTTAAGAATTCAGTCGTGCGTCTGGCTACGTGATCTATAGAGGTTTGTTCAAACCCGCCTTCTGAGATTACAGAACAGCAAATCTGCGTAAGAGTAGCCGCTACGGCTACGGTAGTGCTATCTATTTCATACCTGACCGGCAAAATTGCAGTGGTCATGTAAACGGTAGAAATATCATTAGCATTATTAAACGTGTGACAAACGATATATTGACCGTTAATAATAAAACCACAGCGCACAGACCCAACACCCAACCATTCAAAGTCCATCCATAGAATCTGCGCTTTAGTAACGTCTAACGTTAATCCGCTTGCTCCGGTCCCGTCTAACTTGTCGCCGTTCCAGTCTGACTGATCTACTTTCCGTGCGTCACTTGCAGAACCAGAGATATAAGAACGCAGAACGAATGAATTAATACCCGTACGCCGTTGGAAGAACACGCCGTTTTGTGAGTCAAAGTACCCTACGCGTTGATAAAGAGAGGAGGCCGTACTGCCACTCATGACAAACGTAGCTAATACCAACAGTCCTTTACCCGGCTGATACGGGAATCTACGGAAGGTTTGACGAATAACCTGACCGACTCCACCGCTTGTGACCGTTAGAGACATTGACGCTTGATTAGCGTTATATGTCGAAGAACCTGTCCCGCTGGTAAACGTACTAAATTGATTATCAGCAGCATAGCGATTCTGACTATCGAACAACGTGTAAGGTTCACTTACGCGTTGCCTGCCAAAGGCATCTAACGCAGTCGGGGGGAAGGAAATCAAAATCCCTGATGAGGAAGATCCGGTTGCCATAAGTTGCCCCAGCAGCGAATTTAGGCGGTTAAAATACAGCCTTAGAACGTTATTAAACTGATCCTGATACGCCTGAGAGTACGAAGGTTGAGCGCTAGGTAACGCCGGAGGCGGAACCTGCCTAAGCGCATAGTCAGTTGTAACAACAAAGTTAGCCACCGGAAACCCCCGATCCAGATGCTTTGCCGTCAGGCTGCATGTCTAGCCTCATAGCACCTAGCTGCCATGTTACGCCTAAACCTGTTGATTCCCACTTCATAGATAACTGCCTAGCACGGAGTCGTACATAGACCTGCCCGGTAAATGCTTCGATAGGAACCGTAGCCGTTCTCGTAACGGTAGCGTCGTTGCTACCACCCTCAGAAGCCGGGGATATATATCCTGACCCGGAGTTCTTAAGGACGTTAAACGTTAAAACACCGCTCGGGCTCCCGGCGGTTGAACCTCTAAACGTAAGATCAGGCAGAACACGTTTTATGAAGACAAACTTGTCGCCGTCATCTGCGTCGAACTCAGAAGACGTAATAGAAGCCGGGATAGCTACAGGCGTCCCGGTAGAGTCATCATCAACTCCGTACTCATGATTTACAAGGTTGTTGATATACGTAGCTGCGATTGGGTAGTCCCTTAAACCTGAATCTGCCCATGCAGTCCGGGCCATGTTCCCGTAATACCAGAGATTCTCAACGTAGTTATAGACGACGTAACGGTCAATGGTCGATGAGTTGGCAGAACAATAGAACCACCAGACTTCATTAAACCCTTCGTTTGTACTAGCAAAGACCTGATCGTACTGAGCGGTGTTGATGTCGCTAAACACGTATTGTCTAAGGTCACAGTTAAGCGTATTGACGTTACCGTTGTAGAGATAGAACTTGTCTCTACCCATCCAGAAAGCTGTTCCTGCGGCGTATGCCCAAGCGTTTTGGCTGACGATAGACAGGTTATCGCCAACAATCTGAGCGCCCCACCACGGGTCTGCTCCTAGGTATTGAAGGGAATAAAGGGCTGAGTCTGTCCAGACCAACACCTCTTGCCGGGCCTGAGCAGCGGTGATGATCTCAGAACCTCTAGAAAGGACAAGACTTCCTGCCTGATTGGTAGCGGATGGGGTCCAGTCGTTATAGTTTTCCTGATCGCACCACCGAACTAGCATAGGTGAGATGAGGTCTTTATACGGAAAAGAACCGCCGGTAATTCCGTAGTTGTTAACGCCGAAACAAAAGACAAACCTAAAGATGTCTGAAACTAGCATGTAGTTCACAGCATCCGGTGAATTAGCCGCAGTCCCGGTATCAAACACACGAGTGGCGCTAATGTTTACCGTATCGGACGTAGAAAACGTTCCAACCCCATTAATAGGCGACCCGGAGTAATCAGCGGTTGTATATACTCTAAAGACATTAGCCGGACCGTTGACGGTTTTGCGAAGGTAATACGTAGTGTTGGCTACCAAAGGAGATACGCCGGTATTGAAAATAACCGGCAAAGGTGTTTCTGAATTCGTTGGCCCGTCGTATGAGTTTGTAGTGGTAACGAATAAGTTGCCCCCGCCGGTACAAGAAACCGTTACCGTTTTAGCACCGATAAAGAATCCCCACGAACCGTTCCAAGCACACAGGTAACCACCACGGTAGTTAAATAACAAATTCTGACCGAAGTTGGCTTGGCTGGCGTATTGGCTCCAAGCAGGTTCAAAGAACCGTGCCGTAGCAGCACCACCGCCGTTCCCAACATCGCTGGAGTTGGCTTTAACACCTACGTCAATCGTAAAGGTTCCGGCGGTAGCGTTTACAACGCTGACAATGGTGTGCTTCTTGTTTAGAACGGGCCCAGTAATAACACCGCCAAGGCTGGCCGCGCCGTTAATTACCACCCAAGCCCCTGCCCAGTAGGTAGTAGCAGGATTTAAATTAGACGAGACGGTAATAATAGAAGAACCTGTCGTGGCAGCGAACGTTGCCCCGTTGGTCAAGAACGTATCCGGCCCGATGTCTTCATACAGACCGTTAAACGATACATATTGTCTAGTAGAGGTCATAACACCAAGTAGCACATCGCCTGCTTGGTTAGCCCAGACCCACAATGAACGGCAGATACCTAAGAATGTATTGGCACTGATTCGTGCCCAGCCTCCGATCTTCTCTGGCGTGCCCTGGCGGAAACGGATTTTGTCAGACGAATACCAGCCCCCCTCCGTGGTGTAGCGCGTATTCTCGCGGTTAACACCGGGCTTTAGTATAAATTTCTTGAGCATAGTTACGCCTTTAAATACAACGCCCGCTCGTCATGCCTGCGAGTCAACAATCCCGGCAACACT